TGGAGCTATTCAAGCTATGGCTTGTATTTACGATGATACAACTGAGGGATGGGTACCTGGTCTTTGTAAACCTATGATGGTTAATTATGCAGCTACCGGAGGCACTCTAAAATCGAACAGATTCTCTTGGTTTAGTACACCAGATTCAAGTAAAGCATTTATTGATGCTAATAGAAATAATAATTTAGTTTCATCTAGATGTGAAACTTTTAACATTAATCATCTTGAAGGTATGAACTTTATAGATTCAATTCCTGCCGATGGTTTAACTATTAAATCTGTTACCTCTACTTCCGAACTTTTAGTTCAATGGCTTGTAAGCGCTAATACTATTGGTAGATTAGATGATAGAAGAATTTATCCTAACACTATCAGTAATAGAGTAGACTATCGTAAATAAACTTAAATATGACCGAATCAAAAGATAGTAAAATTGATGCATTACCCGACTTTTCATTTCTTTATAAGCTAGATCTTGATAGAGATGTTATAAGAAGGCTAACCCTTCATTTATCTAAGATTTACCTAGGTGATGGTAAAATATTCATTTCTCCTATTGGTTTGGAAAATGATCCAAAATCCATCCTTGACAATGTCGATAAGATATTTGATAAAGGTAAATCTCTTTTGAGTGATAACCTTATTAACTTAGAAGAATCTAATCGATCTAAATACGGACCCAGATCTATTGCTAAATCTTGGTTAGATCGACAAGACAGTCTAATTGATTACTTTAAACATCAAGATGACTACTCCAACATTAATATTAGAACTAAATTTCCTAATGTTAATCAGTATAGACCTATTTCTCTGTCCAATGCAGTGAGTGCTCTTAAGAGTAATACCAATTCAGGTTTACCTTATTACACGAGGAAAGGTAGGATTAAATCCACTTTGGAAAGTAATTTTGTTACTCTACTTGACAGACAAGACCCATGTGTTTTATTCACTCGAACACAAGAAGCTAACAAAACTAGAAACGTTTGGGGATATCCTGTTGCAGACACATTAAATGAAATGCGTTTCTATAAACCAACTCTTGATTATCAAAAGACGCTTAGTTGGAGATCAGCGTTACTTGGACCAGATATTGTGGACAAGAAGATATCAAACCTTATGATTACTGGTAAGGCCATCAATTACAATTTTATTTCTATAGACTTCTCAGCTTACGACGCGAGTGTGGGACATCATCTGCAGAAGCATTGCTTTGATTATATTAAATCTTTATTTCAACCTTCCTTTAGTGATGAATTGGATTATGTTCAGTACAGATTTAATAACATCGGGATCTTAACACCCATATCTGTTATCAACGGTAGACATGGCGTTCCCTCAGGTGCAACTTTTACCAATGAAGTTGACTCAATAGCACAGTATCTAATTGCTCATCAAAATGATTTTATTAATGATGATCTTTTACAAATTCAGGGTGACGATGGAGCCTATTGCATTAGAGCTGAAGACAACGAATCTTTATTTAAAACTTTTAAAGAGGCTGGCTTGTCAGTTAACGAGAGCAAAAGTTATACCTCAGATAATCATATAGTTTATCTACAACGACTTTATGACTTAAAATATCAAAAGGGTAACTTTATTGGTGGTATTTACTCTATTTACAGAGCCTTAAATAGAATAATTTATCAAGAGCGTTTTAGCGATTTTAAGGATTTCGATCTCGATGGAAGAGATTATTATAGTATAAGAACTATATCTATACTTGAGAATTGTAAGTATCATCCTTTATTTAAAGATTTCGTTAATCTAATTTATAAATTAGATAAATACTCCTTGTCATTTTCGAAGGGGGCTGTTGACAAATATATTAAGTTGACAAACCAAAGCCAAGGGACTTCGGGACTTCTTATGAATCAATTTAGCGATAACGTTAAAGGTATTAACAACTTTGAAACCGTTAAATTAATTAAGGAGTTAGGCTAGACCCGGAGTGTGTATAATCA